ATAACTCGGGTAAGTTACAGAAACGAACCCTAAAACCTCGGGCATTGAGTCAATCTCGTGCCCGATTACGTTCACTAATTATCAAACTTAATCATGATTCACAGTCTATTCGACAAGGACGGAGATAGGAAGTATCACGTTTTACTATCAAGTGGACGTGATTTCATTCTTAATTCGGACAAGGACGTATATGAGCTTGCTTATGAAGCTTATGAAGAAGCGTGCTTAATGGATGATTATTTAGTAAATGTGGAGGAGATCAATGACATCTAAGAAGAAATACTTTCCTAACAATTGGAGAGCATATAAGGAAGCACATCACTCATTCTTCATACCAATACCTTATGATGAATTCATGGATTGGAAGATAGCTGGATGGGAAATGCCATCATCAGTATCGTGTATGATCCGTGAAACCAATAGAAGGACAGGTAAAGTTAAGGAATATATCTATTCCAGTGAAACTGCTGCTAAAAACAGAGCAAGACGTATAATGGATAAGGGAGAATCAGAATTTATAGTATGTACACCCAACGAAATTCATTACATGGAACCGGAGCTTAATTATGACGAGTTCGAAGACCCGCTCGCCTGATGATATAATCAGTTATGAGCAACAAGCACTAGATCTATTACCATTAGATCATCCTCATTACGATGAGATTAAATCACTATTAGTTGATCAAATTAACGATGAGATGTATGACTACTACCATTCCAGAGAGCTTGATTGACAGGCAGTATGACCTTGAACGAGAACAGAAACGGCAAGGACTCAAACGCTTAGGTGATCAAAGTTTAAAATTGGAGAATAAAAGTTATGCGTCAGCTACTGTTTACGGTATCGCTAGTATTGACACTCTTTTACCTCTTTTGGTTGATAAGATTGTACAAACTAATAGTAGGATCCACGCCGGACATAATGGCGTGGCCTTTCGACACATTCATGAGTATTTATCTAAACTTGAACCACTTGCCGCTGCTGCTATAGCATGTAAGATAACCTTTGATAAGGTGTTTAGTTTCAAGGAAGGAAATAACTTTGCAGTTAATGTATGTGATTCTATTGGACATGCAATCGAAGATGAGCTACAGATGCGTCATTATGAGGAACACGCACCTGGATTATTAGTCACCTTAAAGAGAAACTATTGGCACTCATCATCAGGGACTCAACAAAAACTAACTAACATTCAGACATTAATGAATCGTTATGATGTTAAACGCTGGGAACCTTGGGGTAGAGCTGTTAGAGTTAGACTTGGTGGATGGCTGTTAGATTGTATCATGGAATCTAGTGGATGGTTTTATAAACAACCCATTAGAGAAGGAAGAAAGACTACGCTATATGTAGTACCTACTCCTGAGTTCATGGATATCAAGGATGCAGTCATGGCTAAAGCTGAGTTTTTTAGTCCATTAGCATGGCCCATGTTAGTCGAACCAAATAAATGGTCGAATGACAAGAAGGGAGGTTATCTCCTTAATGAGCTAATGGAAGGTCATGACTTGGTTCGGAGGGGAGACCCCTGCCGTATACAGGGAGAAAAACCACTCGCCTTTTTGAATAAGATTCAGAAGGTTGGATATAGATTAAACCCTTTCACAGTCAAAGTTGCTGAAGAGTTACAGAGATTAGAAAGAAGTGTGGGTAAATTTCTCCCAGTTACTCATTATGATCTACCACCTAAACCAGTAGACATTGCAGATAATAAGGACGCTCGGAAGAGTTACCGTAGAGAAGCTGCAACAGTAATGAATAGACAGTCACAGGAGATTAGGCGTTCGTGTAGAACACGGATGACTATGGAAGCAGTAAGGAGGTTTAAAGATGAAGAGAGGTATTATATACCTTGGTCTTTTGATTATAGAGGTAGGGCTTATCCTATACCCTCATTTCTTACTCCACAAGATACCGACTTCGGGAAAGCACTTATTCGATTCGCTGATGAGTCAGCTTTGACTAAGGACGCATGTGACTGGTTAGCATTTCAATGTGCTACAACTTATGGCTTAGATAAGTCAACGATGTCTGAGAGGTTAGAATGGACACGTCAGAATATACCTCTGATTGAAAAGGTTGCTAAAGATCCAGTAGGTAGTGTACCTGATTGGGAAGCAGCCGAGGAACCTTGGCAGTTCTTAGCAGCATGTGATGAGTATTATCATTGTGTTCTATTAAAAGACAAGCTCTGTACGGGTCTACCTGTTGCTACTGATGCGACATGTAGTGGTCTACAGATCCTAGCGGGTCTCGCCCGAGATAAAAAGACAGCCCAACTTGTCAATGTACTACCAGATGAACGTCCACAAGATGCATACAAAGTCATAGCAGATGAGGCAAGACCTTATATTCCTGACCATTTAAAACCTTATATGGATAGGAAGACTACTAAAAGAACTGTTATGACAGTGCCTTATAATGCTAAACCATTCAGTAATAGAAAATATATTTCTGATGCTTTAGTAGACAAGGGTTTATATTGGCAGAGATTCGATAAGAATGGTAAGCCGATATTAAAACCAGGTTATAAGGAGATTATTAATGGCGTTTATTTCAACAAAGATGATCTAACAATCACAGTCAAGGCTGTTAGGGATGCCATGCATCGAATAGTCCCAGGTCCAATGTCAGTTATGAAATGGATCGAAGACGAAGTAGCTAGAGCAATTAAACGTGGTATCAAGGAGTTAACTTGGACTACACCTTCTGGATTCGTTGTCGTTCAACGTATAATGAAGAGGAAGGTAGAGACTATAGAACTTAAACTACTTGGTAGATGTCAGATGAGTGTAGCTACAGATGAGACAGATGAGATCGATAAAACCAGACATAAGGCAGCTACTGCACCGAATCTAATACATTCGTTAGATAGCAGCTTATTACATCTTAGCGTAGAGAAGTTCAACTTACCTATCGCTTTAATTCATGACTCAGTATTATGTAGAGCAACCGATATGACCCAACTATCACATGTAGTTAGGGAGGTCTATATGCTTCTATTTGCTGAGAATGATTACTTAACCGACTTCGCACAACAGATAGGTGCGGAGACGAAACCACCGATCATAGGAGATCTGGAACCAGAATCCGTGATTGATTCCACTTATTTCTTTTGTTAAATGTATCCATCATTATTTAATAGCTTCTTTGCACCACCTACAATTGTTGTTGTCTCTGAAGAGAGATTAAGAGCAGCTGAGTTGGAGCAAAAGAAAAGACAATTATCTGATCTTGACGATAGACTAGAGCAACTCAATGCTTATCGTGGAGAGTTAGCTAAAGAGCTTGAAGCAGCACAAGAGCCTCAATCATTAGCAGAAGCTTTGACTGGGGAGTGTGATGTCTAGAAACGTACACGTCACTGACAAACCTGTAACCCTTGAAGGATTTCAAGCTATACTAGAACCTAGTAAGTTTGGCTATTCATTGGCAGCTGTTGTTGATAGTAAAACTATTGACAAATTAGAAAAAGAAAGGATTGAAGTTCTTAAGTGGGCTGAGTCCAAGCTTAAAAATCCCAAACGTAGTACCCTCAAACCTGAACCATGGGAAGAGGTCGCAGATGGGAAATACAAAATCAAATTCTCTTGGAATGAAGAGAAACGCCCTCCTGTGGTAGACACTGAAGGCTCACCTTTAACCGATACTAAGACACCATTATATGCAGGATCTACTGTTAAACTTGGTTTCTATCAGAAGCCGTACATTCTCCGTGATGGAGTTACCTATGGTAGTTCTCTTAAGTTGGTTGGTGTACAAGTTGTCTCAGTAAAAGGAGAAGCTGGTATAGATACTGGAGATTTAGACGCTGCGGAAGTAGCTGAACTATTCGGTACTACATCAGGCTTTAAAACTGCTGACCCTAATGTCACTCCCACCCCTGCTGTAAATGCCGAAGACGAAGACGAAGACTTCTGAAGATCCACATGAATGGGCTCAGAAAGCCTTTAATAAATTAAAAGAACGTAAGACAATTAAATTTAGATCTAAACTTGAAGAGAAGGTCGCTGATCTTCTCGAAGGGTTAGGGGTCTTATATGAATACGAAAATGAAAGGCTCAGCTATACTATTAGCCATAATTACACTCCCGATTTTCGTCTCCCTAATAATATCTACTTGGAAGCCAAGGGATACTGGGATCCAGAGGACAGAAGGAAAATCCTTGCTGTACAAGAGGCTAACCCCGAAACGGATTTAAGGATGGTATTTCAATCACCTTATAACACTATTTCGAAACGTTCTAAAACAACCTATGCCCAATGGTGTGATAAACACAATATAAAATGGGCACACTATAAAGAGATACCACTTGATTGGTTAAGATAATGACCGAAAGTGAGTTCGTTAGGCACATGCCTTGCGAGAATTGCGGGTCATCTGATGCTAATTCATTATACTCAGATGGCCACACTTTCTGTTTTGTGTGTCATCACAGAACAGGCGACAATGATGTTATTCACAGTCAAACAATGACTAAAACCGTTACACTTACGGGATCAGCTGAACGGCTGCATAAACGTAATATATCGGAGAAAACAAACCAATTCTATCAGATATATAGAGATGGTCCTACTTTACGCTTCCCTTATCATACTTCAGATGGTATTTTACAGGGGGTGAAAGTAAAAACAAAGAAAAAAGACTTTATTTATGAAGGAATTTCCACTGATACCTTATTTGCTCAGCATAGGTTTCCTAGTACTGGTAAACGTATTGTTGTTACTGAAGGTGAGTTAGATGCTGCAAGCTGTTACGAAGCTATGCCAGGGTGGCCTATGGTATCCCTACCTCATGGTGCACAATCTGCCAAGAAAGACTGTCAAAAACAAATACCCTTATTTCAGGGGTATGAGGAAATTGTACTCTTTCTTGATGGAGATGATGCAGGCAGGAAGGCAACAGAAGAGGCAGCAAGCATCCTTCCTCCAGGTAAAGTCAAGATTGCCAGGCTCGAAGGTTACAAAGACCCTTCCGAAGCGTTACAAGCCAATGATTCGGAGGCAATCAGAAAAGCTATATGGGACGCTAGGCCTTACAGACCAGACGGTATTATCGAAGGTAAGACCTTATTCGAGGTTGTCACCACACCACAAGCACCTTATGACCACGAATACCCCTTTAAAGGACTTAACGAGAAGCTACACGGGATCAGGTACGGAGAACTTACTACGTTTACTGCTGGCTCTGGTTCAGGAAAAACCTCAATCATGCGTCACATTGCAACTCACTTGCTCGAACAAGGGGAATCAGTTGGGATCTTGGAACTTGAAGCAAGTAATAGACGAACCGCACTTGGATTGA